CTGCGATTTCGCCAATACGAGTAAGGAAACTCTGCTTGCAAGCAGCCATCAGCATATTGGCGACGTGCGATCCGCGCTCGCGTTTATGGGAAGAATTCTCGCCAAGGCAAGCGAGGTTCACGACCACGACAAGATTAGCGACATTGATGGTTTCCACCGTGACTTCGTGACTGGATTCGTTAAGACATCGTGGTGGGACAATCACCGTAAGGTCAACCGCCACCACTTGCTGCAGGCTGATGGCGTTCCCGCAGACGTGAATCTCATCGATGTGCTTGACATGATTTGCGATTGCGTCATGGCTGGCATGGCACGCTCTGGAAGCGTATACCCGCTAAACATCGATGCCGAAGTGTTGCGTCAGGCCTTCGATAACACTGTGGAGTTGCTCAAATCTCAAGTGAAGGTAGTAGAGTAAGTGCCTGATAAAGACTTCTGCCTCGTTATACGCTTCGTCAACAGTAAAGGCTTCGTCAGCTCTGCCATAGACTTTGTCGAGGGTGGGGCTGGCGAGTATGACCATACCGAATGCCAGGATGTGGTGACGAATGAATGGATCGGCGCACATGACAATGGCGGGTTCGAGCGCAGGCCATGCGGCTATATGAAGCCGTCACGCGAACGCCGCTATGCGATCCCCTGCACGCAGGAAGAGTACGACCGTGGCATGGCATGGCTGAACTCTCAGATTGGCGTTCCATACAATTTCATGGACATCCTGGGCATTCTGATGCACAAGGATCTTACGTCTTCGGGCCGCTTGATCTGCTCGCAGGCGATGTTCTCGTACATCTATACGGCGCTCGGCCGGCTGCCACTCAATGCGCTGCCTGAGAATGCAAACCGCATCACCCCTGAGACGCTTCACCTGAGTCCATTACTGATCGGTCACTGCACCTACAGCTTCCCGGAGCCCAAATGAACTGGACTGATTGGGGGCCGACCATCATTGCAGTTATCACGGCAGTATTCACCGCTGGCATGATTGCAGGCCGTATACGGCATCAGGAGACGGCATTGCTTGAACAGCATGGGCGCCTTGACCTGCATGATGTGAAGCTTGAGGTGCATGCAATAGCGATTGCCAAGTTGGAGTCATGGAAGGAAGGCTACAACGCTGGGGCTACCCGAATCGGCCTACATGGAGGCAACCAATGAAGTCATTCCTACGCAAATGGCTGGGCCTGACTGAGGACTTGGACAAGCTGAATGGCACACAGTATGAGCAGCACATGCGGATATTGGAACTGGAGCGTCATGTGTCTGAGTTGGACCCTCTCCGCGACAAGCATGGAAGGTTCACGAAGTAGCTAATCAATGGGAAAGCCTGAAAACACGCCACCTAACAAGCGAAAGCTTACACCCGAGATGGAGTCTAGAAAGTGGAAGCCGGGGCAGTCTGGCAATGCAGGCGGGCGTCCCAAGAAAAAGCCCATTACGGAGATGTATGAGCGCATTCTGAACAGTCCAGAGAACATCGCAGCCATCGAAAAGGCTACTGTGGCAGCCCTACGTAAAGGCAATATGGCGATGGTGTTGCAGCTTCGGGAGATGGCTGACCGTACTGAGGGCAAGGTGACGTTGCCGATTGAGGCCGATGTGAGTGTGAATCTAGCCGATGCGATTGCGCAGGCGCGAAAGAGGGCAGGTCGATGAAGCCAAAACTATACAAGCGGTTTGGAAGATGGAATATGCGCGAGGGCGACAAAATCACAACCATCTGGTCTGACTGGGTTGGCGAAATTACCATTGCCAACGCGATCGACTACTTCCGCAGTAAAGCGAATGCATGAAGGGTGGCCTTGCTGCTGAGGAATTAGAACTCGCCACTGACATTGGCAGCTTCAGCTTTGACCCTCCAGGGCTAGTTCGATATGCATTCCCCTGGGGATCTGACAGGCTAAAGACTCCCGGCCCGCGTTCATGGCAGGCAGACATTCTTGGGGAGATTCAGGATCACCTGTCCAACCCTGATACGCGCTTTCAGCCGTTGCAGATTGCGGTAGCTTCCGGCCATGGTATTGGTAAGTCTGCGCTGATCTCCATGATTATGGCGTGGGCCATGAGCACCTGTGAGGATTGCAAGGTTGTCGCAACAGCAGGCACAGGGTCGCAGCTCAACACAAAGACGGTGCCAGAGGTGCAGAAATGGTTCCGGCTGGCGCTGAACTCGCACTGGTGGGACATCAATGCCACCTCAATACGAGTCAAAGACCCTAATCACCAGGCTCTTTGGCGCACGGACTTTGTTACGTGGTCGGTGCAGAAGACAGAAGCATTCGCCGGTCTGCACAATCAGGGAAAGCGCATCGTCATCATCTTCGATGAGGCAAGCTCGATCGATGACATCATTTGGGAAGTTGCAGAAGGCATTCTCTCAGATGAAGACACGGAGATTATCTGGATCGCGTTTGGTAATCCCACGCGCAATACAGGCGAGTTTTACAGGGCTATCACTGGTGCGAATCGTTGGAAGACGCGGCAGATTGATTCGCGCACGGTAGAGGGCACGAACAAGACTCTGCTGGATGCTCAAATCAAAGAGTGGGGTGAGGACAGTGACCGTGCGAGGGTACGTATACGGGGTGAGTTCCCGCGTGGTGGTTCTACTCAGTTTATTTCTGGTGAGGTTGTTGCTGCTGCCCGCAAGCGCATTGTTGATGGCTATAAGGCGATGCCCGTCATCCTTGGGGTTGACGTAGCGCGGTTTGGAGACGACCGATCTATCATCTGCCGTAGGCAAGGGCGCAAGGCTGATTTCATCGGCAAGTTCTACGGGATCGACACCCAGAATCTAGGCGGCAAGGTGCAGGAGATGATTGACCGTGAGCGGCCGGACGCGGTTGTGATCGATGGTGATGGCATTGGCGGTGCAGTGTTCGACTTTCTGAAGGCCAGAGGTTACGACCGCAAGACCGCAATGGTTGAGTTCCATGGTGGCGGTACACCGACCGACCCGCACAAGTATCTGAACCGCAGGGCTGAAATCTGGGGAGAGATGCGGGACTGGCTAGAAGGCGGGCAGATACCCGACGAGGCAGAGATCGAGACAGACCTTACCGGCCCGGATTATGGGTATCACCCCACAAAGGGTTGCTTGGCTCTGGAGACGAAGGACGATATGAAGTCTCGCGGCGTCGATTCTCCTGACTTGGGGGATGCGCTGGCAATGACATTCGCTGTGAAAGTTGCACCACCTAAGCCAAAGCAGCAGGGACCGAAGCCGACGCATTCGGCATGGAGTTGAGATGGCGAAGTTAGAGACCGTAGTAGGCAAGGGAGTTCCGACGAGCAAGTTTGGTGCGCCCGCTAAGCAGCAGGTAGGCAAAGGCACGCTGAGCGAGGCGTCCGCCGCAAAGATTCGAGCGAAGGCAACCCGCATGTTGGGAGCAAAGTAAATGCAGAAGGAAGAGCGCCAGCTCAGGACGTTGATGCGTCTGGCCCCGTCGATTCGGGATCACAAGGACTTCGAAACGAAGCTGACCACTGCGCCGCCTCATCTGCGCACCATCATTTATGAGGCGTGCAAGCCGTTCCTGAAGTTCGAGGCGCGGCCATTGGATCGTTATGTGGCTAGTGCAGGACGTATGGCTGAGCGCGAAAATCTGCCGACGATGGATGAGCACGGCAACCTGCACGAGTTCCAAGCGGTGCAGGTCGGGCTTGCCGAGTCAGTTGCAACTGAGACCCTCACATTGGTATGCCACAAGTGCACCCGAGAGGATAAGTTCTTTGCTGTCGGAAAGGAGACCAACGTGGATGTGATCATGAAGGCCCGCGTCGATGGCTGGATCTACAACTATTTGGCGGATCCTCCGCATGAGATTTGCCCCAACTGCCCGACGTCGCTAAGGACAGACCGCTTCGATGCCTGAAGAAACTTTCACTGATTTCATGGTGCGTTGCCTGGAGCAGCAAGACGCCGTCACCTCGGCTACTCTCATCGTTCGCCGTTCCGATGGAACGATAGGCTATCGCTGTTTCAATCAAGAAGTTGCGGATACGTTGGGACTCATGCGTGTAGCGTCGCTTTCTGTCGAGAACGACTTGATTTCAGGATGGAAGGAATAGATGCCTGATAAAGACTCCGACCTCGGAACCGGCAATGGCAAGCTGCTCAAGAAGATCCGCCAGCGGTATGCATACGCCATGGATAAGTGGCGATACAACCGCGAAGAGGGCCAGAAGAACATGCGGTACGTGTCTGGCGATCCTTGGAGCGAAGAGGACAAGCAGGCGCGTAAAGGGCGTCCTACGGTATGCCCTGATGAACTGAATCAGTACGTTAATCAGGTCGTCAATACAGCCCGTCAGAATCCCCGCGGCATCAAGATAGATCCAGCCGGCGATGAAGCGACAGAGAAGCTTGCCGAGTACCGCGAGAATCGCATTCGGGCTATCGAATATGCCTGCAATGCTTCCCAGGTGTACGTCAACGGGCTGCAAGGCGCGGTAGAGCGCAACATCGGCTACTGGAAGGTAAGCCGCACGTATGTTTCTGATGATTCAGACGAGCAGGAAATCATCGTTCTTCCGGTGCAGAACCCAGACACAGTTCTGATCGACCCCGACTATAAGGAGCTTGACGGCTCGGATATGAAATGGTCGTTCGAATTCGAGCGCATTCCACTGGAAGAGTTCGAAAGCGAGTATCCAGATGCTGAAAAGCGGAGTTTCTCAGCCGATGATTTTGGTGATGATGCTGGTTATTGGTTCGATGGTAAGGCTATCGTTGTGGCCGTTTACTCCGAAGTTCAGATGTCGGAGAAAAAGGTAGGCAAGAGCCAACGATCGGTGTTCCGGCGATCTTCGGTGAAGCAGTACAAGACCAACGGCGTAGAGATTCTTGCAAAGTCAGAGCAGCCTGGTCCTTACCTGCCAATCGTTCCGGTATTCGGCAAAGAATTATGGGTTGACCGCGGAGAAAGCGGTGGCGGAAGTTCGGCGCAACGCATTCTAAACTCTCTTGTATCGCTTGCGCGTGACCCGCAGAAGGCGTTGGCGTATGTGATGAGCGCCATGCTGGAGAATTGCGGCCAGCTTCCGAAGTCATCCTATGTCGGAGCAGTTGGGCAGTTCGAGACCGACAAGGATGCATGGGATACGCTGAACTCGATCTATCACCCGTATCTGCAGTACGACATGATTGTTGATGCGGCAAACTCCCCGCTTCCTCCCCCGCAGAGACTTCAGGCGGCACCTGACTTCCAGGCTTATAGTGTGGGCACGGACATCTGCCGGCGAGCGATTCAAGCCGCAATGGGTATCAGCCCTCTGCCGACTGCTGCGCAGCGCCAGAATCAGAAGTCCGGCACAGCGCTGACCAAGATTCAGTCGGAGCAGGCGGTTGGAAGCTACCACTTGGTGGACAGCTACGACCGGGCAATCAAGCTTACCGGCAGAATCATGAATCACTGGCTTTCTGAGACCGACCTTGGCGAGACAACTCGACCAGTACGTGAAGCAGACGGCAAGCACAAGCTGGTGAAGATCAACACGGATGCGGCGGTGGTCGAAGATGACCATGAATACCACTTCCCGATTGCAGACGATAAGGGCCGCTATCAGGTAACAATCAGTTCCGGTCCCTCGCATGAGTCGCAGCGCGAAGAGGGCAGCGAGTTTGTTGACACGCTGATGCAGAATTTGCCAAACATGGCTTTCCTGTCTCCGCAGCAGCATGCGCAAATCATCGCTCTCGGCATAAAGTTGAAGCAGCTTGGCCCTCTTGGCGATCAGATGGCCGAGATTATCAGCCCGCAGAACAATGGAGCGCAGCAGCAGTTGGCGCAGATCCAGCAGCAAGCGGCGCAACAGCACCAGCAGATGCAGGAGATGCAGGCTACCCTCCAGAAGCTCATGCTCGAGCGTCAGGGCAAGGTGATTGAGATGCAGGGCAAGGCGCAGGCACAGGCCTTGCAGCATCAATTCGACATGTCCGAGGCCGATAAGGACCGCGAAGTCAAGCTGGCTGTGGCCGAGATCGGCACCAAGGCGCAGATTCAGACCGAGCGCGAAGGCATGGTGCATGATCTGGAATCGCAATTCCATGATCAGGCTCATGATGTCGCAATGGCTACTGTGCAGCATGGCCAAGCGCAGCAGCTACAAGAGCAGCAGGCGGCTACGCAGTCGGCACAGAGCGCACAGGACGCGCAGCAAGGCCAAGACGCACAAGTAACACAAGCCGCGTTGCAGCCATCACCCACAGAATAAGGAGCTCGGGAACGACCTCGTCAGGCACGGCGGGGCATACCCAGGAATCGCTGCCTGGATGGAAATTGTCTTCCATGTTCCTATGACCCCGGCAATGGGGTGAACAGAAGGCACCGGGCGTCTTTGTGCCACCAAGTTTTGTAACCCGCTGACCCGGCGTAAGGGTAGGAGCCACAAATGAGTGAATCGACGGCAGTAGCGGAATCGTCCTCCGCGCCAGTAGTAGAAACCTTGGAACTTCCTCGCAGTGGAACTCCTGACTACGCCGAATGGCGTGTCAGCGGCAAGTTACCCGAAACCAAGCCGAAAACTGAGGAATCGGCATCCTCTGACACTCTGATAGAAGAGACGGCCGACGCCGGGGAAGCGACCGCCCCACAGAAGAAGCAGGAGAAACGCAGGCCGGATGCGGAAAGCCGAATCGCCGAGCTGATAGCCGAGAACAAACGGCTGAAGGCAGAGCGAGAGGCCAAACCCGCAGATCAGACCAAGCCTGATACCAAAGCTGAACCAGCGCAGCAGTTCACCCGCCCCAAGCCTAAAGCAGAAGACAAGAACCCAGACGGAACTCAGAAGTACGGAACATATGAGGATTTCGTTGAAGAACTTGCCGACTGGAAGGCAGAACAGCGATGGGATGCAACACAGCGCGAACAACAGCAGAAGACTCAGGCACAAGAGGTGCAGGCGAAGGTAAAGGAAGCCGAGGCGCGATATCCGAACTTCAAGGAGATCGCGATTCCAACGGTCGAAGCCATTCTGAAAAATCAGGACATTGCCCCAGTCGTAAAGCAGATGCTAAACGACTCTGATGTGTGGACTGATTTGATCTTCACGATTGGCGGCGACCCTGATGCGCTGGCGGATTTCGTTGAAATGGCGAAGTCGGCACCAGGCAAGGCTATTCGCTATATCGCTGCTACCGAAAGGCTGATCGCTGAGGAACTGGACAAAGGCACGACTGAGGCTACAACCACAGGTCGTGATGCATCCGGCAAGTTCGCAAAGGCTGAGACGACTCCTGTAAAACGTGGGCCCGAAAGTGCAGCAGAGCCGCCTCTCGAAATCGGCAACCGGGGAACCGGAACGATGGATGAGGCAGCAAGGGCGCTTTCCGACATTGAACGCGGCAATCCGAACGCGGTACGTGCCTGGATGAAGGCTGAAAACGCAAAGGATCTACGCCGCCGACGCGGAGTGTAAATGGCAAATAATTTCCTCAACACGCAATGGGTTGCGTTGAAAGTCCTTCGTCTGCTGCTGAACAAGCTGGTAGTTGCGGAGTACTTCAATCGCTCGTGGGAAAAAGAGTTCCAGAAGGAGTTTGCTCCTGGTTCTCAGGTTTCCGTCAAGTTTCCGCAGCGCTTCACTGTCAATGACGGCATGGGCTATGCGCCGCAGGATATCAACCGCTTGCAGACCCCGGTTAATCTCGACCAGTGGATGCAGGTTTCGTTCGAGTGGGATGACTACGAGAATGCTGTAAAACTGGAGCGCTCGGAGGAAGAACTTGAAGAGCAGTACTTCGAGCCCGCCGCCGCCGCTCTTGCGCAGGAGTGCGACTCTCGTTGCGCTCTGTGGGCCTCTCAGAATGCCAGCATGACTGTTGGCGCTTTGGGAACCGATCCAACCTCGGTGGCTACCTACTACACGGCACGTCAGCGCCTTGAAGAGAATGCCGCTGGCGTCCTTGGCAAGCGGGCGATGCTGATTTCCTCGAGCATGATGACGACCTTGGGAACTAACATCACCACGATCTTCCACCCCGCCGACGAAATCACGAAGGCATGGAAAGAAGGCGTGATCGGTGAACTCGGCGCGTCGATGTTCTATGAATCGCAGTCGCTATACTCGCACACTGCCGGAACATGGGCGGCGGCGGTTACGGTAAACGGGGCGAACCAGAGCGGAACCTCGCTGACGGTTAACTTCACGGCTGGCGACACGGTTACGGTAGGAGACAAGTTCTCCATTGCCAACGTGAACCTTGTCAACCCCATGACCCGGCGCATTCCCGGCAAGGCCGTGAACAAGGTCTTCACCATCACCCAGGCACTTACGGCGGTTGGCGGTGGCGCGGATGTGATCAACTTCCTGCCTCCGATCTACGGCCCCGGTTCGCAGTATCAGAACGTAGATTCACTGCCAGCTAATGCGGCAGCTTTCACGCTCTGGCCTGGAACCACTAACCCCAACGGTGCGGTCGGTACGATCGGTCTCAACCTCACCCGCCAAGCCTTTGCCCTCGTCGGAGCCAAGCTATATGTGCCGAAGGCGGTAGAAGAGAGCGGAACGGCGCAAGATCCTGATACCGGTCTCTCGGTGCGCAAGGTCAAGGCATGGGATCCTGTGCGATCGGTGCAGGTCAACCGCATGGACTCTCTCTTCGGTCTGGGCAATCTCTATCAAGACAATGGCGCTGTTTGCGTCGTGGGAGCATAACCATGAAAAATTTCCTCAAACTGCTCATCATCCTTGCGGGGGTCGGTTCGCCGGCCTTCGCTCAGACCTCCCTCACCGCAACCACGCTTGGTAGCGCAGTCAACGCTATTAATCAGAGGACTATTCAGCTGGCCTCTGCGACAGGCGTGGTTGCGCCCTCTGCCCTAACCGGATCTGGATCGGAACTGTTCATCGATTCCGAAGCCTTCACAGTAACTTCTGTGAGCGGAACCTATGTCACGGTGACTCGTGGCGCATCTGGCACGGCGGCTTCTGCGCATGTGTTGGGTGCGATGGTTCTTATCGGACCTCCGCAGGCGTTTATCAGCACTCCGTTCGATCCGGCCGGAGCGTGCAAGGTAGGCGCTGGTATCTTCCAGTATTCTCCGCTCATCAACGTCAGAACGGGGAATGAATGGCTATGCTCTACCATTACCGGTAAGGTCGTCCCTGGATTCAGCAACGTAGCTGGTGTACCGCAGGTAACAACTGCGGTTGCTTCTGCGGCTGGGTTGGTTACTCCGAGCGGTCCTTTGTTCCACATCACCGGCGCACTGGCCATTACGGGGTTCAATATCCCGGTTGGCTTCGACCCGAAAGAAGGTGGGACGATCTCCGTTATCCCGGATGGAGCATTCACGACCACGACCGCAGGCAATATCGCTGTGGCTTCGACTGCTGTGGTGGGCAAGGTGCTCTCGTTCACCTACGACGCGAACACGGCTAAGTTCTACCCGTCCTACTAACCCAACAGGGCGCATCTTTCGGGGTGCGTCCCTCTTTTTTGGAGCAATCATGGCAGACGAAATCCACCCCGCCGAAGGCACGATGGCGATTCATCCCGACACCCTTATCGATGGCCAGCCCGCACCAGCACAGGCCACCCACGAACAGATTCCCTTGGCCGTCAACGAGCCGGTAAAGCCGCAGCTCCGTCGTTTCGTTGACCAAGATCCGCACGGCTTCAAGAATAAGGGTCTTGGCGATCTGAGCAAACTCCACAGCTTCTAATGCCCATCCCTGAACCATCCTCCTCCCGCCCCTCAAATCTCACCAAACAGCAGCAGCAGGACGCCCTTGCTGCGTGCTATGGAGTAACGCCCATGCCGACACAGCAACTCTCTGAATCCGAAATTGCGCATATGCGCACACTCTTGGCTCAGCATGACTCTGAGAACAAGAAAGTCACCATCCACGATCTGAATCATCCTCCGCGTGAGCCGTATCGATTTCAGAAGTTCCCCATGATGGTCTACGACCTCCAAAACAGTTATCCATCGCAGGATAAAGTTCGCCCCAAGGCCAATGGCGCGGGCGTGGAGACTGTCCATATCCCGGCCAAGGTTGTGAGCCGATTGGTGCAATCCGAAGATCAGTTACAGGCCGCGCTTGCGGATGGATGGGATGAAGAGGCGCCAGCATTCAACGAGGAGCGTGTAGAGCCGCTGTCGGCACAGTACTCGAACGAGGCTGGACGCATCGACGCGGAGATTGAAGCCACCCGCCCCAAGCGCCATTACAACCGGAAAGTTGCCTAAGTGACTGCGAACAGCATAACCGTAACTGCTCTCTCGCTCATCAATGCCTCCGCGCAGGAAATCGGCGCATTGGCAGCGGGGGAGCAGTTGTCGAACGATGACCTTGCATGGGTACTGCAAAAACTCCAGCGGGTTATCGACAACTTCAATGCGAAGCGGACGATGGTGTACGCGAACACCTTCACCGCATTCACGCTGGTGGCCAACCTAACGCCGCACACCATTGGTCCGACTAGTACTTTTGTGGTCAATCAGCGCCCAGTTGAAATCCCCTCTATCGGCCTAGTGCTTAACAATACGACTCCGGACACGGTAGAAATCCCCTTGACGCCGCGGGATAAGGACTGGTGGGCAGCTCAGCGCGTCAAGAACATCACATCTTCAGTCCCAACCGACTTTTATTATGAGCCGGACTGGCCGAATGGATCTATCTACTTCTGGCCAGTACCAAACGCAGTCAACAATGTGCTGATCCAGCAGCGGACGGTCATCGGAGAGATTACGACCCCCGCTCAGACTTTCTCCATGCCTCCAGGCTATTGGGATGCCATCATTTACACGCTTTCTATAGCAATTTCACCGTCTTTTGAGCGACAGGTGAGCCCCGATTTACGCCAGCTGCAGATGGAATCTGTTCGCGCAGTGCAGAGCAATAACATCAAGTCGCCAAAGGCTGACACCGGAGATAACGGCATGCCGGGAGTCGGCGGACGAGGCGGATTCAATTATGTTTCAGCACAACCGGGCAGCGGTACTCGATAAGTGAGGATCGGATTTGTCGGTCCTTCGTATACGGCGCGATCGACCGCGGTAGCAGACGAAGAGTGCATCAACTTCTTTGCGCAGTCGGTGGAGTCGCAGGCTGCGATTGTCCCAAGCAAGCCCTATGGCGGTCAGTCGGCGGCTGGACTCAAGGCTTACTTTTGGACACCGGGGTTATCGGTATTCTCCGCGTTTCCAGGTAGCCCAGTGCGCGGTCAGTGCTGGACAGGCAGCCGTCTCTTTGTGGTCGCAGGCGACACGCTCTACGAGGTTACGAGCACTGGAGCGCAGACGGCCATAGGAGTTGTGGGGAGCGATGGAAAACCCGCTTCCCTTTCATTCAACCAGATTCAATTGTTTGTGGTATCCGCTGGGCAGGCGTTCTGCTATACGCTTTCCGTGCAGGCTTGGGCAGCAAATACCGTGTTCGCCGTCGGCGCACTGATTCTTGACGGCGCGGGGCATATCCAGAAGGCTACGGCTGCAGTTTGGACGCCGAACACGCATTTTGCGGTGGGCGCGGAGATTGTTGACGGCAACGGCAACGTGCAGAAGGCTGCACAGGCGGGTTGGGCAGCCAATACGGTATTCGCCTTAGGTGCAGAGATAGTTGATCCGCAGGGCCACGTTCAGAAGGCACAGGGAGCAGGATGGTTAGCGAATACCGATTTCACTCTGGGCGCAGAGATTATTGACCCTAACGGCAACGTGCAGAAGGCCTTTGCCTTTGGATGGTCAGCGAACATCGTATTTGCTCTCGGATTCGAGATTGTTGACAGCAATGGAAATGTTCAGAAAGTAACGACGGCAGGAACCTCTGGCGCGACTGTTCCCGTCTGGAATACCTCAGGAACGACCGCAGATAACACCGTGGTATGGACCTTCCAGGCGAGCGCCGCAGGTAGCGCGGGAACCTCGGGAGCGAGTGAGCCGGTATTTAGTACGAATGGAGCCACGGTGGACGGAACCGGAACGCTATTCTGGGTATTTCAAGCCAGTGCGGCCGGGAAGGCTGGCACCTCGGGAGCCGCGCTCCCATTATTCAATGAATTCGGCGGATTCACCCCGGACGGAACCGGAACGCTGGTGTGGTTGGATCAAGGCGTGGCCGTAGGTGCTGGAACTTCAGGTACGACGGTGCCAGTCTTCGGCACCGCAACGATAGTGGACTCTGGCACACTGGTATGGATCTTCCAGGGAGCCTCAAACGGCAATGCAGGCACTTCAGGCGCAGCCGAGCCCGCCTTCAATGACGCAGGCGGTAACACGCCGGACGGCACAGGTACGCTCGTCTGGGTAGATCGAGGGCTGCAACTGCTGAATGTCACTTCGCAGTTTACCGGTACGCCGCTGAAGGTCGATTTCTCGGACAGCTTCTTTATCGTGATGTTCTCCAACAGCAACAAATTCCAGATGTCGCAGGTATTGGACGGAACGACATGGCCAGGACAACTCGTAAACGAGGTCGAAGTCTTCGCAGAGAACATCCGGTCTCTCATCGTGAATCATCGCGAGCCGTGGATTTTCGGAAGTCTTCGCGCACAGCCGTATCAGGACACCGGGAGCGCGGAGGTTTTCGATGTAATCCCCGGCACTCTGATTGAAAAAGGCTGCGCGGCGACGTTCGTTCCGTGCCGATTGGATAATTCGATCTTCTGGGTAGATCAGGACGAGCGCGGTGGGTTGTCGGCCTGGCGCTCGAACGGATATACCCCTGTGAGAGTTTCGACCTATGCGGTTGAGACTGACCTCGGCACGAACTCTCAAGCGAATATTCAAGCCATGACGTCTTACGCCTACGTGGACGCCGGGCATATTTTCTGGGTGCTGTACGTCCCCAGCTCAAGCTGGTCATGGGTCTTTGACGTAGTGGAAGGCCTATGGCACAAGCGAGCATCATGGAACCCGCAGACTGCAACATTTGGGCCGCATTTTAGCTGGAACCACTCGTATGCGTTCGGCATGCACCTGGTAGGCGACTGGAATTCTGGAAACCTATACCAGATGAGCATGGCAAATTTTCAAGACAATGGCTCCAATATCCAGCGCGTCCGACGGACTCCTACCATCTTGAACGAGAATGAACGGATTTACCACGCTGAAATCATGGTGGACTTCGACATAGGGTTGGGCCCTCAGCCTCCCTTGCTTGACGGAAATGGAAACCCCCGGCCACCTCAAGCAATTCTTCGGTGGAGCAATGACCGAGGTAAAACATGGTCCAATCAGCATGTTCAGGGATGCGGTTTTGCTGGGCAGTACTTGGCGCGGGCTATCTGGCGACGATTGGGACAGTCTCGCCACAGGGTCTATGAATTGAGGGTTTCTGATGCAATACCTTGGATCATCGTGGATGCTTATTTGAAGGTGGGGTCATGAGTTCAAAGCCCATCGTTTCGGTAACAACCCCAACAGGTCCGATTGTCGATCCGCAGAGCGGGCAGCCTACCTTCGCGTTCACGAAGTGGCTGCAGGGTATCGGAAATACGATCAATCTGGCGTTTACCGCACAGGGAACACTTTCTGGGAATTCAATTCCTACCCCCACGGCAGATACATTAGGCGGCGTGACGACTGCCGGACCTGCGACAAGTGAGTGGATCAATCAGATTGACGCGACCGGCACGCCTCATTTGAGTCAGCCTGCATTTTCGGACATCAGCGGAACCGCGATCGCGGCCCAAGTCCCTGCACTTTCGGCACTGAATGGAAGTGTTACACCCTCGCAGGTGCCTGCTCTATCGCAGTTGAACGGAGCCGTAACGCCTGTTCAGGTTCCTCCGCTCTCCTCCCTGTTGGGCGCGGTTACTCCTGTCCAGGTTCCGCCTCTCTCTGATTTGTTGGGTGCGGTAACCCCGGGACAGGTGCCAGCTCTTTCCGCCTTGAATGGGAGCGTAACCGCGACTCAAGTTCCATTGCTTTCCGCCCTGAGAGGCAGCGTTACGGCGGCCCAAGTCCCTGCACTCTCCGCGCTCAGTGGGCAGATTACCGAGGCGCAGCTTCCAGCTGCGGGGATCACGGTCACAATTACTACCGCCAAGCTGACAACGGCCGGCACAAACGGATCCATGACTTTCACAAACGGAATTTTGACGGGACAGGTACAGGCCACATGATCGATATATGCGCAGTAATTGAACGCGAAACCGGGCAGAAGGTGACCGAAGATACCCCACTCGATGAGCTCAACGTGGATTCTCTGGAATTCCTCGACCTGCTGATTGTCCTCGGAGTGCCAAATGATGGCGAATACCAGACTGTCGGAGATATTGTGAAGGTGACAGCTTGATTTCTGTCCAGACAGAGACATGGAAAGCGATCGATGCAGAGATTGAGGAAGTAGCCGGTTATCATTGGCAGGAGCTTGCCCTCGACAAGCTCTTGTTTCAGCGCGATCTAGACCACGAACGCTACCTGAAGATGGAAGAGCTGGGGATGATGCACGTTGTCACCGCCCGCGCCGATGGCAAGTTGGTTGGCTACATCGTCTGTTTCGTGATGCCACATCTGCACTATAAGTCTTCCGGACTCGTGGCTCTTGCTGACATGTACTTCATCCTCCGCGAGTACCGTAAAGGCGGACTGGGCGTGCGCATGTTTCGTGAGATGGAGCGAGGCCTGAAGCAGCGCAACGTTATTAGAGCGCACATGAGTTGCAAGGTGCATGAAGACCACACGAAGTTATTTGAGGGAATGGGGTGGACTTTGACCGATCTGACTTTCAGCAAATTGCTGGTGGAGGGTAAATGAGCGTAACTGGCGGAATCATCGCGGGCGTTGGCCTTGCCGGATCGATTGGGGGAGCTGCGATCAGTTCCAATGCCGCAGGAGACGCCGCCAGCACCCAAGCCACTGCCGCCGATCAAGCCGCACAGCTCCAGTACCAGGCATCGCAGAACGCTCTCAACTTTCAAGAGGGCGTCTATGGGCAGACACAAGCCAATGAAGCACCATTCCTCGCATCTGGTGAAGCTGGGCAGGCCAACCTTGATTATCTTCTAGGCATAACTCCCCCGACCACTCAAGGCGCGGCGGCGGGTACGCCGGGAGCATATACCGGTGCTGGTGTTGGCGTGGGTGGGACTGCCACCAACCCCGCTACGGGAACTACAAACCCCGGAACAAGCCCCACTACAACGGGATCTACAAACCTCAGCTCGATGGTAAATCCGAGTCTTGGAAACTTCGGATCACTGTTGCAGGGGTATCAGGGAGGACCATTTGTTGCGCCTACGGCCGCGCAGGCGCTTGCGGCCCCCGGGGAACAGGCTCAGCTTCAGCTGGGCGAGCAAGCTCTACAGCAATCTGCTGCTGCAAGTGGTAGTTTGCTCACCGGAGGGACGGCGGAAGCCATCAATGGCTATGCGCAAAACCTCGCCTCCACTAATTACCAAAACACCTACAACAATGCGTACAACACGTATGCGTCAGGGTACAACCAATTTCAGAACCAGCAGACCAATGAATACAACCGGCTGTCCTCGCTAGCTGGCGGTGGACAGGTTGCCGCCAACACGCTTGGAACTCTTGGCTCAAGCGCATCAAGCGGAGTGGCCAGCAACCTTACCGGCACGGCGAGCGCAATCGGTCAGCAGCTCAACAATGCGGGGGCGGCCAACGCGTCAGGCATCGTTGGTGCGGCTAATGCCTACAGCGGGGCGCTGAGCGGCACAGCTGGCAACCTCAGCAATCTTGCCCTATTGAGCTCTCTCGGATCCAACAATCCGAACTCGTCAAACTATCAACTTCCGACCGTGCCGACTGCGGGCATGAATATGTATGGGGGCTAAATAATGGGATCTATACCTCTACCAGCGCTTGACCTCAATAAGCCAGCCGCATCGCCTGACGTGCTGGAGCAGTACGGCCGCCTCATGCAGCTGCAGAACTCTCAGCGACAGTCCCAGCAAGCGCAGCAGATGGCCCCGCTACAGCTCCAGCAGGCCCAACAGAATGTGCAGACAGGTGCGGTCGAACTCCAGCAGAAACAGCAGCAGCAAAAAGACCAACAGGCCATGACTTCGGCAATGCAAAGCTGGGACGGCAAGGATTACAACCAAATCATTCCGCTGGTGGTGAAAAATGGCGGTTCTGCTCAAGCTGTGATGGGTCTCAAAAAGAACATCCTCGACCAGCAAACGCAGATTGCCACCGCCGCCAAGGACAATGCCGATGCCGCGAACGCCGGAATTATGGCGACGACCAAGAAGAACGACCTCATAACAGGCGCTCTTTCTCCACTGCTTGATTCGAAGCAGGTTCCTGATGCTCAACTTCCTCAAACTCTGCTATCGACCGTGCAGAGCTTAGCGCAGCAAGGAGTATTGGACCCACAGCATGCGCAGGCGGCTGCGCAACTCGCCCAATCGGGTGATCCGAACGCTATGCGGCAGGGCATCGACACCTTTAGTAAGACACTCACGGCGCACTCGCAGATCGTAGAGGATGCACTCAAGAAGGCCCAAGCCAACTCTGCACAGGCAGAAGCGGACAAGGTGAAGGCCTCCACCGACCCTACCAGCCCTCTGTATTCGCCAAGCCCTGCGGCGGTAGCTATGGGTACGGCTCCGGGAGCGCAGCAGATTCAGGCGGGAGAGGTGCGGCAGGCAGCCGCAAAGGCAGGCGCAGAGGAAAATGCACGTATGCCGGGAGAGATGGCTCTCGCACGTCAGCGGCAGGCGCTTTCGCAGGGCGACCCAAAGGCTGCAGCGCAACTGCTGGTGAGCGGCGATGCTACGCTGTCAGAACTGAAGGCACGGGGCGCAACTCCTGAATTCATTGCCAACACGCTAAATGCGGCCCATCAGTTGAGCGGAGGACAATACAACGCTCAGGCGGCAGACGCGGAGTTTCAGGTTGCCAAGTCACCGGCGAACGTTGCTTTCTTCGGATCCGCCAAATCCCTCACTGACCCGGGAGGTACGCTCGAACAGCTAGGAAAGGCCGGGAAGCTTCTTCCGCAGAGCCAATTAAAGGCGCTCAACACTATTGCCGATTGGGAGAAGGCTGCCACGAGCAATGGGCCGCTCGCCCATTATGCTGCGACAGCCCTAGGAGTAGCGGACGATTATGCCAAGGTCATGGGGGGAGGCGTTGGCAGCGACTCGTCAAGACAGGCAGCGCTAGATCTTGCAAAGGCCAATGCCGGCCCTGATGCTCGCGCCGGGGCTATTAAGGGTATCCGCGATGCAGTCAATTCACAGGTTCAATCCCGCATTGGAAACAATTCAGTGCTCGGGAGAATGTATGGAAGTTCCTCGACATCCGCACCGGCGAAGGCTGCCCCGTCAGGGCCGCCTCCCGGAGCAACACACACTGCACCCGGCAGTGATGGCAAAAACCACTATACGAACGATAAAGGACAGGATTTGGGGGTTGCACCGTAATGGATGCCGTAACTCTGGACCTCAGCAAGGCTCAGCCTCTTCCAGCGGCTCCGGTGCAACTCGACATGAGCAAAGCGCAGCCCTTGCCTCAGGCAGAGGACACGCGCAGCCTATGGCAGAAGGCCAAAGACAATTTCAATGCGGCCACGCAAGGCGCGAAGCCGGGAGACGGCGCGGTGAAGTCTTTCGTAGAAAATGTCGGCGCGGGCGGGGGAGACGTTGTAAGGGCTCTCGCTCATCCGATCGACACAATCAGTTCCATGGTGAGTACACCAGACCCGATGCTCCGGTACTTCTCTGGAGACAAGGACGCGGTTACGCAGGAAGCAAAGTCTATGCCGGGCGTAGCTCGAACCATTGGTCAGGTTGGGACTGGCACGATCATCGGCGAAGCTGGTGGGGCGGCTCTTCGAGCTGTGCCGAAAGTTACGAGAGCTATAAGTGATACAACAGGCGCAGCCATCGATGCGGTTAAATCTAAGTTAGCTGGACCTCAGCCCGATGTAATGCCTTCTGCGGCAAAGCTCCCCCTGATAGCGCAATCTGGAGTAGAGGACATATTTAGGGCAGCTGCCCCCACAAGCAAGAACGCTGGATTTCGCGAGAACTTAAACGTGGTGGCCCCCGATCTGGCGGATATTGCCAGAAAGGTGGATATTTCCGAGGCCAAGGGCGGCATCATCAACCCAGATATGCGTGTTCGGGCGACGGTGGATGCTATCCGTGATCATTTGAACGATATGGCACAAAATGAGCGGGTTCCCCAGATCGAACGCAATGCACAGAGTGTAGTAAAAGTAGGGACTAACCCTAACGCAGTCCGCGGACTGGAATATCTGGAATCAACAGCGGGCGACGTGGAGGATAGTCTGCTGGCGCGTAAAGCTCTGGATGGTGGAACCATTAACGTTGCTGAGGCTGACAAGCTGGCAAAGGTTGCAAACCAGACACTACTTTCCTATGAGCGAGCGACTCCAGAGGCAAAGATGCAGCTTCAGACCGCCAACCCCAAGATAGGCGGTCTGAAGGCGTTGGATAGTGACCTTACGGATAATCTAAACGGAGTTCTCCAGTCCAATGGGGAAAAGGGGCTCTACTCCTACGAGCGCCGATATGCAGGGCTTAGTGCGGTCCTTGACCAACTCCAAAGCCGCATGAATGCGACAGAGCTAAAGCAGCAGGGAGTATTTGGTACTGTAGGCCAAATAACTCGTCCCATTTTGAAATTGGTAAAGGAGGGTCCTTCCGGCGTACCTTCTGCAAGTCAGGCGGCAGTATCCGATGTCAATATAGGGAGAACGCTTCAGAATGGCCTGAAGAAGCTAAAGTCTAGCGGGATTACGGCATACGATCCAACGCAATATCCTACACCGAGATCTCGACCACCTATGTTGCTACTCCCTGATCAATCTGGAGCAAAGATACCGTTGATGGCTCCTGATCCCGGGATGAGCGCGGGCGAGCGCTCAGCAGCATTGAATCAATGGTTACGCCAGCGCCAGCAACTTGCCCTCCCGGCACAATCAACGCCCATCAGGCTTCCGACGTCAAACCCGTAACCGAACTGGTCGTTTTACAGTTCGTCTTTTATCGGAATGATGCATAAGAAACAAGCGGATCTGAGATCCTACCCAACCAAGCCCCCTCGTCACCAAACCTAGCACGATGAATCCAATAAACGCCAACATTATTCCACCAGCTATAGCAAGCATAAAAGACCTCGGATTCTATTTTCACTCGGCGCACGCGTTCTTTGCCTTGTCCAGGTCTTCCCTTGTGTAGTGAGGATCAAGAATAAGAACACGTCCACCCTTCGCTTTTATTTTATCTACTTCTTTGTCTTTGATTTCGCTGCGGAACGATATGCCAGCAGGATAGTTGCCTGCTAGATAAGTGAGCATATGCTTCTGGGCGCTTCCTTCTCTGCTCCAGCTTCCGATTCCTGTGGCCGGTGCATTAGCGGCAAGAACGACGCACGGCGATGGCTGAGCGATGGCAGGCAAGTAGCAGAGCAACAGTAGGACCAAGGATTTCATAGGGTTTCAAGTCTCTCACCCCTCAAAGGAAATATCAATGATAAAAAAACTGCTTTTCGCGGCTGCGATGCTGTGTGCTTACGCAACGGCTCAAGTCCAGGTTGCGCCAATTGTTAATCCTCACGTCACTTTCGTAAATGCTGCGGGAGGACCTTGCTTCGCTTGCACCCTCCAGACCTTCGCGGCTGGCACGACGACGCCACAGGCCACCTACACGGACGCCACCGGCACCTCGCAGAACAACAACCCTATCGTCCTAGACGCCTCGGGCGGGGCAAATATCTGGCTCGGACCGAATGCCTATAAATTCGTGCTGATCGACTCCACCGGAACCACAATCTGGAGTGTTGACCAGGTGCCTTCGCTGAAATCATTGCTGGCGACGATCCAAATCAGCCCAAGCCAAGTGACAGGAACGGCGGTTGTCCAGAATCCTTCGGTAACCCAGACAGTGACGCAGCCGGTGAATACAAATTTCAATGTGCAAACGAGCGGTACCGGAGCGCTTCAGCACAATGGCAATGCGGTAGTGGATACGGTACCAGCCGCGGCGCAGACCGTCACGCAGCCTGTAAACACCAATGTAAGCCTGATCACCAGCGGTACCGGAACTGTGCACCTTGCGTCTATCGAGCACACGATATACATGACTCCGGGTACGGCCGAGACGCTGGCGGCTGCTTTAGTGCGCCTTGAGACTCTGAGTGCGGGTGCGGGCGGAACGATCATTATTCCCACTGGGATTATCCAGTCGGGCGGATTCAGCTGCACCGTGCCGAATGTAACCCTCATCGGCTCCGGACGCCCCGGCTATAACACCGGATTCACGGCAATGGCCGGGGGAACGATCATCCAAGGCACTGTATCAGCTTCTCAAGGGTGCAACCACTTCGTTGTGAAGAATCTCGGCGTAGATGTTGGCTCGGCGTGGGTTGCTGCCGGTAATGCGGCTACGGATGCTCTATCAATTTTCAATAACGGGCAGGTTGTTGGTGCTACTCCCCTCGATGGGGTTCTGGTCGATAACGTGTCGTGCTTGGGGTCGAGTCTTTCGGCGGCCTTCCACTGCATGTTGGTGGAGAATGTCACGAACTCCATGATCCACAATGTTGTGGCGATTCTTAACCAGCACGGAATCATCCTGAAAGGCACTAACTCACATATCGACGGTTTCTATTCTGCGGGCCATTCGGTTGATTCGGTAATCGTGAAGTCGGACAACTATG